GCAAAAGAAGATTTAAGACGAGAAGAAACCAAACAAGGCACTGTTGCTGTTAATTAACAAACAGGCCTAAGGAGAAACAAATGTCTGAACAAACACAAAACTTGGATGCTGAAGCAACTGAACCTAATTATTTTGATTTAGGGGGAGAAGCACCAATTCAAGAGAGTGATTCGGGTCAGGAGCAAGAAGCTCCAAACCCTGTAAATGAGTTGGAGAGTTATGATGAAAATCTAGCGCCTCCAACATTTCAAAACTTAGAAGAAGTTTCTGAGGAGTCCGCTCCAAAAGAAGATACTTCACGTTTTGAATACTGGCAGAGCAAATACGACCAAAAGGCAAGTGACTACAACAAACTACAAGAAGAAATGGGTCAATATGAAAAGGTTGCACCAATTGCAAACTATATTCAAGAAAACCCTGATATTTTGAAAGGTGTTGCTAAATCACTTTCTGGAGATACCCCGTCTGTTGCCGATACTAACGAACAGATGGCATCCCCAAAGAAACCAGAGCGTCCAGCTAAACCTGTCAATTATGACTCATCTGAAGCTTATATGGATGTGGATAGTGCAAGTTATAAATATCGTGAAGCGATGGATAACTATCGTGATGAAATGATAGACTATAGCGAACAAGCAGAACAATTTAGACTTCGTGAAATGGAAGCTAGGGAAAATCAGATTCGACAAGCGCAACAACAATATGAAGCGCAAAAACAATCTGATGGAATGCGAAATGAATTAATGGGCAAATACGGATATACTCCTGATAAAGCTCAAGAATTTATGCAATACTACTCTAGCCCTGAATCATTAACTCTAGACAACCTTGTTCGTTTAGATAAAATGCGCTCCGCTCCAAGCCAAGCTGAAGTTGAACAAAGGCAGAAAGCCGAAATGATGAAGCAAAAACAAAATACTCTGAGTACGCCTCCACCCGCAGGGGTTGTGAGTGCGCAGTCAGAACCTCAGATTAATGAGGAAGATGCTTTTAATCTCGGTTTGATGCGAAACAGAAGATAATGGTTTAATTAAAAACGGAGAAAACATAAAATGGCAAATAATGCAAAAACATTAGGGTCATCGGGTGTTTTATACACAGACAGACGTGATTTTTATATGCGTCCTAATGTTGTTAAAGAACTCTGGACTGATGTAACGCCTTTTACAACAGTTGTTGCTAATCAGCAAACAATTTCAGGTTTAAAAGACCCTCAGTTCAAGATGTTTGAACATCGCAACCCTTGGCAAAAACAATACTTTCAAACTAGTACAACTGCTGAATTATTAGCTGATAATAATGCTGATACTTGGGCAGTTACTTCAGGTTCAGTGGTTGGAATGGAAGGCGAAGGTGGAGATTATGGGTATAACAGTTGGATTGGACTTGAATGTGAAGTCTGGTCTGCTTTAACCCCAGGTTCTAATAAGCGAGGCGTAGTATTAATTACTGCTGTAGCAAATAGTGGTGCAAGTGCAAACATAAGTGTTAAAAACATGGGAGATGGTGCATTTACTCCTGCAAGTGGCGACTACTTAGTAGTTGTTGGTAATGCTTATGGTGAAGGTACATCAGCTGGAACTGCTTGGAGCGATGAGCTATCAGTAGTTTATAACCAATGTCAGATATTTAAGACTCCTCTTCAAATTACTGGTACTCTTTTAGAGGCATCATTAAGAGGCGAGTCATCTGAGTTGGCTAGGCTAAGAGATCAAAAATCACAAGAACATAAAATTCAAAAAGAACGTGCGTTCTTATTTGGACGTTCACCGATTAATACATCTGGTGGTTTTGATGATAACTCACTATCTGACGCAAATGGCAACATTGTTCGTTCTTGCATGGGAATTATTCCTGCAATTGAAAAGCATGGTGCTACTTCAGGTGCTGACCAAAATAGATTTACAATCTCAGAAGCAAGTTACGCTTATGGTAATTTTGTAGATGATATGGAAAAAGTATTTCAATACGTTCCTGAAGCAGGTGTTAAACGTGCTTTCTGTGGAATGGGTGCAATGAGCTACTTTTCTAAAATGTCTGGTGCTTCTGGACTAGCAGGAAACTCAGGTTGGACTGTAAATCTAAGCGACATGAAACGTGATAGTTTAGGTTTTAACTACAGAGTTCTTGAGTCACCTCATGGAGCAATTCAGTTAATTCCAACTCCAGTTCTTAGAGAAGCGTACAACAAAACTATGCTTGTAGTTTCAGATGAAAATCTGTTCCATGCACAGTATAGAGCGCCAAAGTTCCAAGCTAACATCTTAACTGATGATGCTTACGATGGTGTAAAAGACCAGTACATGTCTGATGAAGGAATTGGTGTTACACTAATTGAAAGTCACAAGTTATTCAACATCACTGCGTAAGGGAGGTTAATTATGGCTAGACCTTATTTAGGTGGTTCAAATGCAAGTGTAGAAACACTTACGGACAATAAAAGTCTAAGCGTTGGCGATAGTGGGAAAGTATTTCTCATTGGAACTGATGCTAAAGTAGTGACTTTACCCGCAAGTGCTAAAGGACTTGAATATACATTTATTAACATTGGAGCAGATGGTAATAACATTATTACTATTAGCCCTAATGCTAGTGATGCTATTCATGGAACAACGTGTGCTAGTACTAATGTTGTACTCAGTGGAGTAGACAATAAAGACCTTATAAATACTAAAGGTACTGCTACAACTGGAGATAGTTGTAAACTAGTTGCCGATGGTAGTGTTGGTTGGTACATGGTTAGTTGTACAGGTATTTGGGCAAGTGAAGCTTAAACACAAGTAACAAATAGAGTGAGGGGCTTTATGCCCCTCCTCTTGTGAGGAAATTATGGCAAAAAAGAAAACAGTAAAAAAGAAAGCGGTTAAACCGAGTAAAAAAAAAGATCCAGTTATGGACGCTCTAAGAAAGCCTATTAAGATTTAATGGCAACATTTGAAGCGCAAATAGAGGCTCAGACCTCAATAGCAATAACAGGAAGCAGTACACCTACTCAAGATGAATTATCTCAATTTTTAAAAGATGGAGTAATTGATGTTACTGCTAGAACTTTAAAATCAAATCCACAAGACTTTCAAGATTTTATACGCACTACAGGAGAACAGACTTCAAATGGAAAAGATATTAATGGAGCGCAAGTAATATCTGTAATAAAAGAAGCTGGTGTAAATAATAAGTGGAAAAATTGCAAACAAGTAGGGGTTGATAAAATATATGCCGTAGTTGATAGCTCAAGTATTTATTTAGCTACAATGGAAAATCCAAGTTTTATAATTACAGAAAATGGCAAAATAAATGTTTATCCAGCTCCTGATAGCAGTGGTGATAATTCATATAATATATACTATATAAATAATGTTCCTGTTGATAAAGCAGAACAAGCTTTAGTCTATAGCCATAGTGATATTGGATTTTTTGCAGATGATAAAGTCTACTTAGTTGTTATGTATGCATCTATAAAAACAATAGAAGCAAAGATAGCATCTTATACAATTGATGATGAGGACATAGAATTAGTTCAATCATTACAAGTTACTTTAGGCACTTTAAAAGATAATTACGAAAAAGCTTTTATTAGAGGTTAGTATGACACAAAAAAATATGATTGAAATTATACACCAGCATCATCCTGAAATGAGTGAAACCCAAATACGTTTGTATTTAAATCAAGCATTGAGAGAGTTTTGCAGAAAAACAGAATTGTTAAAAACTCAATCAACATTTACAAGTGTTGCAAATAAACGCTATTACGATTTAGATGGATTTGGAAAAGAATTTATAAAAATAGATAGGGTTCAGTTTGATAAAAATGAGATTTCTCAATTATCAGGTAGGCCAGATAAGTATAGTAACTCATAATGGCTAATGTAACAGAAAAAGTATGGTGGATTGAAACAGAGTCAGAAACTGCTAATGAGGTTAATGACCCTCAGTTAGGACTTGCTCAGTATTCTAGAATAGATGAAAATGTTACTTACGCACATTTAAGTGCGGGAAAAGAAATAAAAATATATGGCTCTGTTTACGATGAATCTTTTATATCTGCTAATACAGGAACTGGAATAGGTCTTGAAGAGTCACCAAATATCCCAGAAGATTTTCACGATGCTTTAACTCATTTTGTAATTATGAAAGGTTATGAAATGAAACCTGAAGCAATACAATTAGCGCAATATTTTGAAAACAAATGGAATATGTGTATAAACGAAGGTAAAGAATACAGCAATACAGATATGCAAGGCTCTACTCCTTCAATTATCCCATATGATTTTTAACCAATATGACCATGAGAATTGTCAAGCTCGGTAAGTCATAAGCAAGGAGAAACAAGATGACAATGCATAAATATCAAGTAAATGAAGCTAATAATATAGCCTTAGGACAATCTGGATCCATATTAGAAACTGGAACAACTGCTATTACAGGTAAGAAAATAGTAGCGATAACATTTTTAGAAGATACTGTTTTTACAACGCTAACACCTGAAAGTGGAACAAACTTATATATGGGTGATTCAAATAATAATGGGGATACTTCTGACAGTATTACATTCCCTCAAGGTATTACAATATTTGGTAGATGGTCTGCTTTTACTTTAGCTAGTGGCAAAGTAATAGCATATTTAGGGTAAGTCTATGCTAGGCTTAGGTAATATCCTCTCAAAAGGTGGGGTAATACAAAAATTCCCCAACGAATACTCTTTCAATTTCGATGGTTCTAATGATTATTTAGAATTACCTGCTATGAGTCCTACAGGAACTCAATCAATAGCATTTTGGTTTAAGACAAGTGTATTACATGGGGGGCCTATTTATACCAATGTAGATGCGACTTCAAATTTCACATCTATAGCTATATACGATGGCAAATTACAGGTAACATTAGCTGATACGCAGAATAGTTCTCCTGCAAGAGAAACAACTAATACTTATAATGACAATAATTGGCATCATGCTGTAGTGGTTAGAGAAGATACAAGTACTTGCTCTGCTATTTATATAGATGGTGCATTAGCAACTACAAATACATCTTTGACTTGGTATGGAACTAATTCACAAGATGAGCATAGTATAGGTCATGCTAAACAAGGTACTTATAATTATTACTTTAACGGACTCATTGACGAAGTTGCAGTATGGAGTACTGACATTGGTGCAAGTGTTGTTGCAAAGATTGGTTCTAAGCCTGTAGACCTAACAAAATACTCAGCATCTAACCTTAAACTATGGCTTAGAGCAGGAGATAAGGTACTACCAGAATCTACTACTTCTATAGCAAGGGCAGACTTTACTGCTGAATTTGATGGTGGTAGTGATGAAATAAGAATAAAAGATTACACAGGAATGAGTGTAGGAGGTAGTGACCACACTATTACAGGGTGGATAAAATTTAACGCATTAAACTCAGATAGTGGATATACAGGAATAATATATAACGGACAATCACGCTCAAGTCATGGTCATGTTGGAATAAATCCCACTAATTATCTTATTGGGGGTACGGGTGGTGGTGATGCAGCAACTTGGGTAACTCATCAATCAAGTATAGATGCAGGTCGATTTACGACAACAGGTACATGGCATCACATAGCACAGGTTAGGATAGGTAATACTCTAAACTTATATAAAGATGGCATATTGGTAAGTAGTGGAAGTCATAGCTATACACCACATGCTTTAGATGAAGAACCTGCTATTGGTAGTGGCGGTGGTGCTGAGTATTTTAATGGAGCAGTAAGTCATGTAGGTATTTTTAAAACTGGTCTCCCTGCTAATGATATAGCATTAATGGCTAAATCAAGATTTACACCTACTCGTGACTATATGCTGAAACAAGTAGACTTTGATGGTAGTAACGATTATATAGATTGTGGTAATGATTCAAGTTTGCAGTTTAGTGGTAGCTTTTCTATTGGATGTTGGTTTAAAACAACTGATGCAAGTTCAACTAATGAAATATTAGTATCTAAATCAGATGATGGTGTAAGTGCAGGTTGGCTTATTAGATTAAATAGTAGTAGAAAATTAGATTTTAGCTATGTTAATTCAGCAAGTGGTGGAGTGGGTGTTACAATAAGTGATACAGGAAGTGTTGTAAATGATGGGCAATGGTATCATGTGATGTTTGTACATGAATCTGGAGTAGGTAATAGAGCATATAAAGATGGTGCTTTAGTTAATAGTAATTCTACAGGAACAGACCTTGGGAGTCATTCACCAAATTTTCATATAGGCAACCAAGACCACTCTACTCCAAGAGCATTAGCTTGTTCAGTTAGTGCAGTAGGTGCTTATAGTGATGCTAAAGATGCTGATTTTATTTATGCTCAATACTCTAAAGGTTTATTTGGTGATTGGTCAGCAGATACTAATCTTGTTGGATATTGGAAAATGGGCAATGGTACAGGAGATGTTTATCCTACGATTGTAGACCAATCTTCTAACTCTAATAATGGTACTATGACTTCAATGACATCTGATGATGTTGTACAGAATATGGTAGCAGGATATGACTTAGGTTCTTACAATACTTCAAGTGTAGCAACTACTGTAGATTATTTAGAATTTGATAGCACAGATTATATTGATTGTGGAACTGCTATAGGAAGTTCATTAGGTGATAGTTATGGAAATGACTTAACAATATCAGCGTGGTTTAAACTTGCAAGTACAGGAACAAGTAGAGGTATATTTGAAATTGGTGCATTTACAGGCGCTCATGGTCAAATAAATGTATGGTATTCAAGTGTTGATAGTTTAATGTACAGATTAAATGGTGGTGCTTGGACAAGGTCAGTTACTTTTACAGATTTAGGATGGAATCACGTAGCAATTATTTATGATGCAAGTAGTGAATCAAATTCAAAGTTGTATCTAAATGGAAGTTCTGTAGGTAGTACAAGTGGTACATTTCCAAGTAGTTTAGATTTAGATGGTTTAAAAAGTATTATAGGGGCAATAGAGTCATCTTCTTATAATTGGGAAGGCGGTATAAAAAGCGTTGGTTTGTATAATGTTGCTAAATCAGAAGCTGAAATACAAGCAATATATAATGCGGGTATTGATAGTAGCGAAGTATCTAACTCGGGTATTATTAATTATTGGCAGTTAAATAATTCATTAACAGTAATAGACCTTGTGGGCAGTAGTAACGGAACACCAAGTGGCACTCTAAGTTTAGGTTCTTATTATAGAGATGGTAATTATTTAATCAGCCCTGTTGAAGATACAAAAACCGCAGTTATAGATGTTTCTAATCCTGTTTTAAGTACAGAAGTAAACACTTCTGCTAATGCCTCAAGTCCTTCTAATGAAGCTGATGCCACTACAGGATGGACAACTTCTTCAGCTACAATATCATCTGTTGCAGAAGCATATACAAGTAGTTACTCGTTAAAAGTTGTAACAAGTGTTGATAATGGATATGCTTTAGTTTCATCAGCTTGGACTGTAGATAACGATTCAACATATAAACTATCTATTACTTGGAAAACAGATGGCACACAGACAAATGAGTGGAGATATGGATGGGGAACATCGGGGGCATCTGCTCAGTATGGTTCAACAGAAGTTAATGGTTCAACAGATTGGGTTACTTCTGTAGAATATATTAAAACAACATCAACATCTTTACATTTATTTGTACAAGAGCGAAACTCTACTTCAAATGCTTTAGCATTATATATAGATAGTATTTCAATTAAAAAAGTACAAGGTAATATAGGCAAACCTACAAGCATGGATGCTACTAACTTTCCTTATACTTCAGTTCTACCAGACCAATCTTTTTTTACAGGAGTAAATTCTCCGTATAACTTTATAGACTTAGATGGAAGTGATGAATACATTGTATTAGGTGGTAGTTCTCCAGATACTGCATTTTCGATTAGTGCTTGGGTTTTTGATACTCACGCAAGTGGTAGCGATTATAGTGCTATATACGCATCTAATTCTACAGCTATATGGTTTGGTGTTCAAAATAATTCTAATGGAAGCGTAAGATTACATATAAATGGAAATAGTAATTATGCTGATACACCATCTGGTTCTTTTTCAAGTCCATCCAATCAATGGATACATTTAGTAGGAACTTGGGATGGTACTAATGCAAAAATATATATTAATGAAGAATCACAAACATTATCAGTTACAGGAACATTAGCAAATCCAACTGCAAACGCAAATCCTACTATAGGAACAAATGATAATAGTGTAGGGTTAAATCAATGGACTGGTAAAATTGGTCAAACTGCTCTCTGGAATAGAGGACTTTTAGATACAGAAGTGTCTGCAATCTACAAATTAGGTAGGCATGGAAATCTTTTAGATAGCTATTCAGATAATTTAGTTGGTTATTGGGCAATGGGTGCTTTAGATGCTTTAACGGGATTATCTGATGTAGGTAATGGCACTATATACGATAGAAGTGGAGAATCAAATCATGGTACTGCTACCAATACAGAATCAGCCGATTTACAATCACCTCCAAATGCCGAACCAGAAGGCTATGACATAGAATCAACAACAAGAACAACAACAACACCTTAGAGGAATTAATTATGAGTGAAGAAACAGTAACAAATAGATGGTCAGATGATTACTCTGGCAGATGGGTAGGCAGAGCATATAT